CTATACCTTATGTACAATACTAGCCATATCTTCTGTGAGTAAATAGACCTTTTTAAGTAGCTTTTTTTTTGTCCATAGTGTAGTATCAGGACAGTATAATTCTTTTACTGGTGGCATCTCTAAGTAGTTAATCCAATATAGATATGTACCTTTAGGGTCAGATACAAAGTACAGCTTTACTATTTCGCTGTCCATCTCCATTAACTTATCATACTTATACTTTTCTAGTAGTTTGTCTTTGTAATATTTGTTTCTGAACTTCATCTCCATAACGCACTTGTGGCCTTTTGGTGTGAAGCCTTTTGCGTCATAGTGTTCAGACCTGCCCTCACTCCATTCAAGTTTCCACCCCTCAAACTCGTTAAGAAAATTTACTACAGTTCTTTCAAATTTATTTATAGTCTCTATACCCATTGTCGTAGATAGTATTAAGATCGCTTATCCATTTATTCCAATGTCGAGGAGTGCAAGAGCAGGGTATATAAAATGAGTGCATAAAATATTTACTATGTAAAGATGCTATAAGCTCTTGTTCCTTTACGTTGATACTACTACTTTTTACAGACTTGAACTTTGTCCACAAATCGTATTCTTTTTTATTTAGTTTTTTCCATTCCTTTTTTGCCATTTCTAGTTATGTTGTTTAAGTATTCTCTTCTATCATCACAGCCACAGTCCTCATAGCCTAGCTTGTTTGCTATCCAGGTTGCTATGGCTTTACCTTTTCCAAATGTAATGATGTTTATTATATATTCTAATTTATCTCCTAGTTTCATATTAGTTCTTTTAATTTTGATTTAACTTTACAATAAGTATTGTACAAGCTATAGTATGATATATGTGTTTTTCTTGATAGTTCACTTATACTTATTCCTTGTTCCTCAATAATCTCATATACTTTTCTATCGTACCAAAATATTTGTTTCAGAGCTTGTTGTATTTTCTCGTAAGCCTCAACATAGTTCACCTCGTTTGTATCGGACATTTGTATTCCCTCAAGGTCTGTAAAAGTATATCTAAGTTTTTTTCTCATCAAATCGACATACAAGCCTCTAAGTATTCTAAAGCAATAATAGTAATTTATATCATCACCATAGCTAAAATCTATGCCTTTTTGTGTATTGCGTATTAGAAGAACATACATCTCCTGGACTATATCTTGTACCTCAGTTTCTCTAAGACCTCCGAAAGACCTTGTGATTTCTAACCACTTTGTATGTCTATCGTATGCCTTTTCTACTTGAGTTTTCAAAATGGGAAGTTGAGTTGTTCTAGTACTGATTTGTTAATTGTTGTTTGTTCTCCGATCTTGTACCCTACATTATTTGGTATGCTTTGTAGTAATAATGGAGAATCAAAAGGTGTAGGCTTAGTTCCTGTATCGTGGTCTTTAATTTTTTTACAATGCAGCTCTGTATATATCCACCTGCTATCGTGCTGTGTTAGTCTATGTATAGTATAAAAGTCATCTGTTCTATTTGCAAACACATTCCCACCCTCAACATCTGACATAGCAAGAGGTAAAGGATGACCTG